GTGCAGGCGGTGTCAGGGTCGAATCCCCTGATGCAGCTTGCGCGTCGCCTGCCTGACATGCCGCGCGCGCAGACGCGGATGCCCGTACTCAGTGCGTTGGCGACGGCCTACTTTGTGACCGGTGACACCGGCATGAAGCAGACCAGCCAAATCACCTGGGCCAACAAGTACATCGATGCCGAGGAACTGGCGGTGATTGTGCCGATTCCCGAATCGGTGCTGGACGATGCAGGGTATGACATTTGGGGCGAAGTGCGGCCTCAACTGGTGGATGCCTTCAACGTCGCCATCAACGCCGCTGTGCTGTTCGGCACGAACATTCCGGCCACCTGGACAACCAACCTCGGCGCGGCGGGTCTACTGGCGCTGGCCGTGGCACGCAGCCAGACGGTAGACGAGTCCACGCAGATTGCGGCGGGCGATGACCTCTATGACATGCTGCTGGGGCCGTCCGGCGTCATCAGCATGATTGAGGCCGACGGCTACATGGCGACGGGTCACATTGCCCATCTCAGTATGCGCGGCAAGCTGCGCGGGCTGCGCGAGCCGGTCTATAACGGCACGGCGGCGACCGACATCGGGCGACCCATCTTCATGAACTCGATGCAGGACGCCACGCGCTACGCCCTGGACGGACAGCCGATCTACTTCCCGACCGATGGCAGCATCAACAGTTCGTCGGCGCTGCTGTTTACGGGTCAGTGGGATCAACTGGTCTATGCCTTCCGGCAGGACATCAGCTACAAGATTCTTGACCAGGCCGTCTTGCAGGACGGGGCGGGCAACATCGTCTACAACCTAGCGCAGCAGGACATGGTGGCACTTCGCGCCGTGATGCGTCTGGGCTTTGCCCTGCCCAACCCGATCAATCGCGTCAATCAGACCGAGGCGACACGCTGCCCAATCGCCGTCTTGATTCCGTAAGGAGGATCATATGCAGTATGGAGCATACAAGGCGGCGTTAACCGCCGTCACGGGGACAGCGGTAGGCGGCGCGCTCAAGCTGCAAAACCCGGAAGGCGTTGACCTGATTATCACGCGCCTCATCCTGGACATCACCACCAAGTCAACCGGCGCGGCCACCGTGGACGCCGGTATCGACGATGACGGCGCGCAGTCCAGCGACACGCTTATGGATGCCGTGGATGTTGGCACGGCGGCGGGCGTATTTGACAGCCTGAGTGGAGCCGGCACGAACGACAAGACCGTGGTCAAGTGGCCTGCGGGTCACTACCTGGTCATCACCGCTAGCGCGACGCTGGCCGGGCTGGTCGGCAACGCCTATATCCAATGGATTCGTGAGTGATCTATGACTGCCACCGCTGACCAACTAGCGCGCTTGCGGCGCATGGTCAACGAGGCCGACGACAGCGGCGGGTACACTGACGACACGCTTGAGGCGATGATCGAAGCGTACCCGCTGCTGGATGTCGAAGGCCGCGACCCGTCCGAAACAGACTGGGTATCTTCGTATGATCTTCATGCCGTGGCTGCCGAGGTATGGGAAGAGAAGGCGGGCGTCGTGGCGCAGGATTTCACCTTCTCTGCCGATGGGGGGACGTTCCAGCGCAGCCAGGTTTATCAACAGTACATGCAACTGGCGCAGTATCACCGGGCGCGGCGCAACCTGTCGAGCGGGCGCATGGTGGCCTACCCGACCGAACCCGACCCGGCGTTGTGGATTGGCAACCTGCCGGAGCCTGACTAATGCGTCTGTTTACGACCACCGAACTGAGCCGGATGCAAGGGACGCAGACCGCGGCGATGCAGGACACCGTAATCCTGGAGTCCTACACGGGCGGCGCGGGGACTTCGCCCTATGGCTACGGTTACAGCCACAGCTACGCCGACAGTGTAGCGGTAGCGGCGGGGCTGGACATGGCTCCTAGCCGCGAGGTGATGGAAGCGGGGCAGGTGGCCTTGCCCGATGCGCGCCTTAGATTGTCGCTGGCCACGGCGGGCTATGTCGCCAACGTCAACCGCGTGCGCGTGACGCACCGCTACGGCGTGCTCCTGTCTACGCCGTTGGTGTATGACGTGATCGGCCTGCCCGAACGCGGGCCGAGTGGCTTGCAGTTGAACTTGCGCCTGGCGACGGCGGGCGAAACGAGTACGCCGCTGCCGGTGGACACCTACAGCTTTGACCTGTCCGACGCAGACAATAGCTTCTATGTGGCGGTGCTGTAATGCCTAGACCGACTGTCAACTGGTACGAAAACAACGTGCGCCTGGTGGTGGACGACGCCTCGGATGAGGTCGTCAACCAACTGGCGTTTCAGGTGTTGGGCCAAGCGCGCATCAACATCCAGCAGAACGGGCAAATCGACACCGGCTTCCTCCTGAACAGCGGCTATGTGGTGAGTGAGAACGCCAACACCTTTGGCGACACCGACCCATCGGGCGAGTACCAAAGCCGCAAGAGTGGGGACAGCGTGCGCCGCGAGCGCGTAGACCAGCCGCGCAGCCCGGACGATGGCGGCGCGGTGGTGGGCTTCGCTGCCGACTACGCCATTTATCAGGAGATGGCAAATAGCTTCCTGTACACGGCGTTGGAGCAGGTAGCAGCGCAGGCAGGGACAGGGCTAGAGGTAACGCCGAGATGATTGATTCCGGCGCGGCGATTCGCAATTACCTACTGGACAACGCAGCCCTGGCCGCGCTGGTGGGGACGCGCATCTATGCCGAGCGCGTCACGCCGCCGCCTGGCTACACGCCATCTGCCGGCGGCTGTGTCGTCTTTCGCAACCGTGGCGGGCAGGTGTTGGCGCAGGGCAGCGTGATTGCCCCATCCGTGCAGTTCAAATGCTACGCCGGGCCATCCACCGACACGCCGGCAGAAGTCAACGCCAACGCCGTGTACCGTGCGCTGTACGATGCGATTGAACGCGACGGCGGGGGCAACGGCGTCAAGTCCTGCACCGTGGAGGTGCTAGGGCAGACGTTGGCCGAACCTGATACCGGCTGGGTGTTTGTCCTGACCTTTGCCTCGTTTTGGCTAGATGCGGATTAGGAGTGCATATGCTCTACGGATACAAGATCGAGGTCACAACCGTATCGGGCGGCGGCAATGCCAGCCTGACCGCGGCCACAACTAACCGGGTGATGAAGGGCTTGCCCTACGCCGTCACCGGCGCGGGGCGGCGTGCGCCTAGCCTCAAGCTCTACGCCGTCGAATGGATTGACGGCGACTTTGCCGATGGCGTTGACGCCGTGCTGTCTGTCACCAACACCCTGAGCGGCGTAGATACGACCCTCTTGACCCTGACCAATGCCGACAACGATAAGTGGTATTTTCCCAGAGTGCTTGTGCAGGGCGTCACCGGCACAGACCTGACCGCCATCTATGACATGCTGGTGGTAGACGGCACGCTGAAATTAACCATCACCAACGGCGGCAATGGCAAGACCGGCGGCTGCGTCGTCTATTTGGAGGGCTAATGCCCAAGCTGCTTATCTTCACGCCGACCTATGCCAACGGGCCGATGGCCGATACGCTGGAGAGCGTCAAGGCGCAGCGGTCGCGGCGCGTCAAATGGACGCACCACGTAAGCTGGCACAACCCCAACACCGACGCCATGTTAAACGTCCTGGCGCAGTACCAGTTGGCGCGTAAGATGGTGTTACAGGATGAACAGTATGACGCGCTGCTGGCCGTGGAGCACGACATGCGCCTGCCCGACAAGGGAGCCGTCGAACGCATGTGGGACACCGACGCCGGGGTGGTGTACGCGCCCTACCTGCTGCGGCATGGACAGCCAAGCATCAACCTGTGGCGCAAAGAGGAACGGCCCGAAATGGGGCTGACGCTTTCGCTGTACGGCAGCGAACTGAAACGCTATAGGGAGCTTGGCGTGGGGCCGGTGTCGGGCGTGGGGCTGGGCTGCACGCTGATCCGGCGCAAAGTACTGGAGGCGATTCCGTTTCGCGGCAAGGCGGGCGTCGCCTGTGATATGCCGTTTGCGATTGACTGCCTCAAGCGCAGGATAGACGCCCTGGGGCGTTTTGACGTGCCCTGCGACCACTGGAACGGCGAGCGCTGGCTCTCCTGCTACGGCGACGACAGCGAACTGGTGCGCGTGCGTGCGTTGGTGACGCAGGACGGCATGAAGGTGGACAGGTACTATACCCGTTCCTATGCCGAGGCGCAGAAGCTATCTGCCGAAGGGCTGATTGACCTATGCCCGCTCTAGCCGTCGTCTCCTGCGTCTGGCAGCGACCCGAACGCTTGGGCTGGACGCTCTCGCGCCTGGGCTGGCAGGATGTGCCGTTTGACCTGCACCTGATTGTCAACAACCCGGCGCATGGCGATCTGGTAGAACGCATGGCGCAGACTGTGCAGTATCCGGTCATCACCTGGCACAACGCCACCAACCGCGGCCCGTATGCGCGGCTAGAGGTCATGAACAGCCTGGCGCATGAATACGAATACTTTGTCACGGTAGACGATGACCTGGACTTTGACGCCAACCTGCTGCGCCAGTGGTGGGCTAAGCGCGACCCACAGGCGGTGCAGGGCTGGGCCGGCTGGCGTTTCGTGGGCAACTACTGGTCGCGCGTGCGCGTGGGCGCGGGCGAAGATTGCCATTACCTGTGGGGTAGCAACTTGTTTGTGCCGCGGGCGGCGGTTGAGGACACGACGATCTTGGGCCTGCCGGAACGCTTTTGGCAATGTGACGATTTGTGGCTCTGCTACCACGCCAACCATGTGAAGGGGCTGACGCTACGCGCGCAGGACATAAGCGGCGTATCTATCGCCGTGGATGGCAAAGACACCTACCGGAGCCAACTCGACACCAAGATCGTACTGCTGAACGATTTACGTGATAGAGGGTAGGCCGTCTAATGCACCCGCTGAGCTACGAGGTGATGGGCAAAGTCATTGCCAACGGGCCGAAAACGGCGCGCTGCCTGGACGTGGGCAGCCGCAACGTCAACGGCTGTTACCGCCCGTTGGTTGAGGCGCGCGGCTGGCAGTATACGGGGCTAGACATTGCGGCTGGTAAGAACGTCGATGTCGTGACGCCTGACCCGTACTGTTTCCCGCTGGACAGCGACGCCTACGACATGGTGATTAGTGGCTCGACAATGGAGCATGTACAGGCGATTTGGCTATGGATTCCCGAACTGGCGCGCGTGTTGAAGCCGGGCGGGATGCTCGCGATCTACACGCATATCGCTTGGGAGATTCACCAACACCCCGTGGACTGCTGGCGCATCCTGCCCGACGGCATGACCTATTTGTTTGACCTGACCGGCTGCCTGGAACGCTACACGATTCGCACGCATGGCGGGACGGACATCTGCGGCGTGGCCTATAAGATGGGGGGCCGCTAATGCCGTTTCTGGAAGTCCTGACCCGTACCAACGGCAGACCAACCATGCTGGAGCGCAACCGCGCCGGGCTGATGGCGCAGACCGATGGCGACTGGACGCAGACGTTTTTGGTAGACGAAATCGGGCGCGGCGTAGCCTGGGCCAACCAAAACCTGGGCCGCTATGCGCCGAACCTAGTCGGTGACTATATCTGGGTGGTGGACGACGACGACGAGTGCATATGTCCTGGGTTCGTGGCGGGACTCAAGACCATTGTGCATAAGACGGCGTGCGATGTGGTGATGGTGCGGGTAGACCACGGGCCGTCGCTGGGCGTCATGCCCAGAGGCCGCTACTGGGGCAGCACGCCTGCCCTGACGCATATCGGGTTTCCGGCGTTTGTCGTGCGGCGCGCCTTGTGGCAAGCGTGCGCCGATTCGCTGGCGCCGAAACGATTAGGGGCTGATTACTATCTCATCCGCGCCATCTGGGACAGAGCGCCGCGGGTGGCATGGTGGGACGTAGTGGCGAGCCGCGTGCAGCGCATTAGCCGCGGCCTGCGTGGTGATGGCGCTCCTGCGCCCATCAAAGATGAGGGGGGCCAGGTTGCCCCCACAGGCGAGATGCCTCCAACGAGTTTGGACAATACCCTGGAGGCAATCCATGACTACTCTGAGTGCGGACAACGTACTTGTCTCATACGCGAACGTGCTGTATGCGCCGCTGGCGACCAGCCTGCCGGATGAGACGACTGTAGCATTTAACACCTATGCGAGTTGGACAGGCTGGACGCTGCTCGGCTATACGACCACGCCGACCACGTTCAGCTATAGCTATGAGACCTTCGATGTCGAGGTGCAGCAGTCGGCCTCGCCCATCAAGTCATCCAAGACCAACGAAAATCTGACCATCGGCTTTGCGCTGGCGCAGTTTGAAGGGGCAATCCTGGCATTAGTCATGGATGGTTCTTCGAACAATACCGCCGCGAGCGCGGGGCAGAAGGCATTCACCGAGGTCAAGGCGGGCGGAGATACCGAACTGAATAACTACATGTTCGCTATCGAAGGCTATCGCACCGACACAGCCGGCACCAAGCAGCCGGTACGTATCTTCATCCACAAAGGCAGTTTGACCATGAACGGCGACATCGCCTTTGACAAGGCCGGGGTGACACAAATCCCCTGCCAAGTCACGGCGCTGGCCGACTCAACGAAAGTAATCGGCGAGCAACTCATAACTGTGCATATCGTGACTGGGCCAGCAACAACGACCTAGTCACCTATGGGCAGCATGGGCTGTATAGGGATTCTGTGTTTTTCCGCTAAGGCGTGACAGGTGCGGCATAGGGTTATGAGATTGCTAAGATGATTCGCTTTTTCATAATCGCCGTTGAAATCACGCAAAGGGCGGACGTGATGAACGTCCAGTTCGTGTCTCAACTTGGATTCGGAGACGCCACAATGCTGACACTTATAGCCATCGCGCTTGCGTGCCCGGTTGCGCTGGCGTCTCCAATTCGAGCCGTAGAAAACGAACGTGGAACCGCCTCTCCACAATGGGTTGTTGGGACCAGTGCGATCCGTAAACATGCAAGCCCGCGAACAGTATTTTCGCTGGTGACTATCTTCAATAGTCTTGCCGCATACAACGCAGGTATGTGGTCCAACCGTGCGAGTGGTGGCGGAGATGTAGAGAAATTCACATTCCTTACTACAGGTGATCCGCTTGTACCAACCGTAGTACTCAAATGGCTTGCCGCACTGAGCGCAGGTCGCGGTGTGCGGATTGGGGGACTTGGCAGCGCGCCAGCAGGCGCGGCTACAAAAGCGGATGTTGCGTTCGCCTCTTGCCGCATAGGTCCTGCCGCATTGCTCGCAGACGCGTTCCTGGTCTATGCGGATGGCGTCCGTAGAACACTGGTGGCAGCAGTATTTGCGCTTGCGGCTCTTGGATGTGAACGGCTTGCCGCAATGAAGGCATACATGATTAGTCATAACAAAAAACCTCCTGTTAGCGATGGCCGGCACTTGTCGAAGGCGCACGGTTGCCAACAGGAGGCAATGCAAACAATATCAGGTTGTATCCTGCCGGTCAAACCAAGCGCCTTCGACATCTCTATTGTACCACACTTCACCGAGAGGGGGAAGTATGCCACGCAGCAAAGAAGTTGCCCTGGGTGGGCAGACCTACGCCATCGAGCAGTTGCCTATGCGCCAAAACCGCGAATGGCGCGAGAAGTTGGCTGCGCCGGTGACTGAACTCATGGCGCTGTTGGAGAGCAACAAAGACCTGGAAATCGGCAGCGTGTCCGACCTGGCAGGCATTATCGGCCTGGCCAAAGACCTGTTGCTAGGCAGCATGGATTTGCTGCTCGGCGCGCTGTTTGCCTATAGCCCCACGCTCCAGGCAGACCGGGAACGC